TTATGAATCCTCTGCTGCCACATTGCTGCCACTATAAGCCGCGATAGGATTGAGCTGTGCAGCCTCTTCAAGATGGTCTGGTGCGAAGTGTGCATACCTCATAGTCTCACGAATGTTTGCATGACCAAGTATCCGCTGTAGTACTAAGATGTTGCCTCCATTCATCATAAAATGACTCGCGAATGTGTGCCGGAGCACATGCGTATTTTGACCATCAGCTAACTGGATATTGGCAATGTTCAGCATTTCACTGAAAGCCTTATAGCAAGGCTGAAACATTTTATCTTTCAGGGGTGAAAGCTCATCATAAAGCCACCGCGGTATAGGTACAGTTCGGTTTTTTCCACCTTTGGTTTTTATAAACGTGAGCTTATAAGGTGACAACTGGGAACGGGTTAGGTTCTCGGCTTCGCGCCATCTGGCACCTGTTGCGAGGCAGATTTTAACGATTAGTGTAAGGCTGATGTTGCCAAATGAATTGCAGGCCTCAAGTAGTGTTTTGATCTGTCCGTCAGTTAGCCAGGACATCTCTTTTTCTTTTTCCTTGAAAGGACGAACTCCATCAAGAGGATTTGGTAGCTTCCACTCTCCGAGTCGGCGCAACTCGTTGAATACAGCTTCGAGGTAGTACTGTTCGCGGTTTACGGTAATGGGTTGCGCTATCCATTTCTGAGGATTGGCATGATAACCATTATCAATTTTCCCGCTCAACCGCTGGTCGCGATAATGCGCCCAATCTTTAGTTGTTATCCTCGAAGCAATCGGATCACCCATTCCCCTGCAAACAATATTCAACTTTGCAAGACGCAGTTTGCTTGCTGTCAGTGACTGACCGTGTAAGTTGTGCCAAAGCTGGATCAGTTCGCTTAGCCTCCGGCGATCCTCTTTTTCACCGAGCCAGGGCTTATCTTCGGTCTTCTTTCTTTCATAATCCTCATAAGCCTCGGCCTCACCTTTAGTGTTAAATTGCTTACGGATACGCTTTCCATCCCTACCGTTGGGGAATATCTGCGCGAGCCATTTGCCATTTTTTTGTTTAGTAACAGTCATAGTGAGAACCGAGGTAAATTACTTATTGTTCACAAAGGCTATTGCCCGCGTCAAGAATAGGGCTGATGCTTTTCTTGACCCCTTTATAATTTGGGTCGTTAGCCCATACGGTGCTTATATCTTCACCTTCCATTTTGCCGGACTTGACTGCATCTTTCGCGCTGCCATTAACAGGATATCGATCATCAGTTTCAGTGTTATAAACGAAAATGAAACGTTTATTTATGCAGGAAACTTTCGCTTTATCAAAAGTAAGGGGCCATTCTCCACCTAATTTTGACGAATCCAAATCAACTGACTTTTCAGCTGCGTTAGTTGTTGATGCTGCAAAGAGACATGCTGTGGCAATTAATAACTTTTTCATCCCATTCCTTAAACGTGTTTTTCCAGAGTAAATAATACTGCTCCAAAAGGGGTAACGTCCGCTGCCCCGCATTCAAACGAAACATTTGGATTGGTTAGCTTAATTTTCCCACCGGGTAGGCGAGAGATATCATACACATCATAAGAGTCATCAATATTAACGAACCAGCGACCATTTGCGATGTTCTTAGCCTCTGTATTCACTAGCCATGAGTGACCAACGCCATCAATAAACACTAAGCAATTTTTATCGACTGCGGAAAGCGCCGGATCCATAAGCCAATTTCCTGCGTCATTCAGAACGCCCGACACTAATTTTTTCTTCGGAATACTTATTGATGATGTGACAACTTCGGGCTGACTATCGAACATCTCACCTTTACCAGTTGCTAACCATCTGAGAGACACGCCTGTGTCTAGTGCGCATGCAACAACTACATCTCCGGGGAAATATTCCCTGCGGATCCATGTGCTGATTGTGCCAGAAGAGATATCAAGTAAATCGCCCAACTCCTTTTGCATGGTAAAGCCGTAGGCATCTAATAGGCGGCGTAAGACATGCTTGCCACCGTTAGCCATAACTTCTTCATAGGCATCCTTACCTTTAAGTTGAGGCTTAGAATCACGCAAATTTGCATTTGCAAGATTGCCAGTAATCAGCCAGTTGATATCCGCGCCAGTCTCTATGCAGCAGCGAACAACGATCGTGCCAGGTATCGTGTCACGCTGCACCCAACCGCTAACACTGTGCTTAGCAATGCCCAATACATCAGCCAAATCCTTCTGCATTTTAACGCCGTATGCAGACATGATGCGCTCCAAAACCCCGCCAGACGCATCTATCTTCCAGCTACCGCCCTGTTCATCGGACATAAGAAAGCACCACCAGTATCTATAAAGTTATTTACAGGTAATTTTTAACGATCTATAGTGACGCTCATCGACCAAGATGCACATCACTGCACCATATTTCACACAACCGGAGATAATGCGATATGAAAGATGCAAAAGCAACTTCGACGCATAGCATTGAGAACTCACAAAACCAAGTTAACGCATTCACCGACACCCAAATAGACGCTATCGTCTCCGCCTTACTGCCTCGACTGCAGAGAATGATTGGATCTGCAATGGCTGAAACAATGAGCGTTCCTGACTTTGCTGCAATGCGAGGCGTAAGCGAGCGCCTTGTGTGGCAGTGGCTTGATGAGGGCGTACTTTTAAAAGCTCCGACTAAAGATTTTGCCAATAAAGAAAAAGCCGAAAAACGCAGCAAAGCCCTCATAAATGTCAAAGCATGGCGCGACAAACTCACCCAGCAGGCTGTGGACTGTCGTTATATCGATGCCCGCACCTCGCAATCTCTTAACTGATTTCGATTATTCAAGTTGAGCAAGGGAATAGCCATGTTTGATTTTAAGACTTCCACCCATAACCACTATGACGATGCCTGCCGCAAGTTTGCGCTGACACACAGCATGGCTGAGCTGGCGCAGCGAGCAGGCATGAAAGCACAGACCCTGCGTAACAAGCTGAACCCGGATCAGGTGCATCAACTGACCGTTTCAGAATTGCTGTTGCTTACCGATCTGACCGAAGACGCCACGCTGATAGACGGCGCGCTGGCACAACTGCATTGCCTGCCCTGCGTCCCGGTTAATGAGCTGGCAAAAGAAAAGTTTCAGTCTTATGTGCTGAAAGCAACTGCTGAAGTCGGAAGCATGGCCGCCAGTGCCGCTAACCCGGAGAGGATAACTGCAACATGCCGCCGCAGTATTCTGGAGGCCGCAAACACTGGTATTCGCTGCATGATGCTGGCCGCGCTGACCGTGCAGGCCCGAGTTCACTCTAACCCGACCTTAGCTTCAACCGTTGACGCTATCAGCGGGCTGGGTGCTTCGATTGGTATTAGCTGAGGGCGGACGATGATTTCATTTGCGGCACACCTCAAGCGCCAGAGTCCGTCAATGTCCTACGGTAATGGCTGGATCATGGGCGAGAACGGCAGACCGTGGCATCCATGTAAAAGCCAGCGGGAACTGCTGAAAAGCATCACAACAAAGCGCGCTGGATATTCTCAACGCCTGCGCCGTATTTTCGGTGGCTAATATGAAAGTTTTATGGGAAGTACCAAAGCAACACGCGCCGACCAGTTTTTCCAAAATTCATTTGCTGGGCGCTCGCGTTGATAAAATTCAGCCAATGACGTTTGATGAATTTCGCAAAAAATGGCGTCAAATGCGTGACAATAACGCTAACGCCGCATTGCGTTATTTTAATCATCAGAATGACGAGTTTAAATTCTGCGTACTTACGCTGGCAAACCGTGAAAGCCCGAAAAGCTTTAAGCCGGAGGAGATAGGAAGGCCATTCCAGTATTTCGAAGAACACCGCAGGAGGCTGATTATTATTGCCATGAATAAGATGGCACGATGGGGCAGCATTTTACCTCGTCAGTTTTCAACCGCAGACTGTTTTTTACCTGAGTAAATAAAATTCAAAAATCAATGGCGTAAACCCGCCGGGCATTCTTTTGCCTGAATTATGGAGAAAGCGAAATGCAAAATATTAAGACACCTCAGTTTGATGTTGATATCGATACAGCGGCAGAAATTATAACTAAAGCGCGAGTTAATGATCGCAAAAACCTGTCGCGGGTTGTTTCAGGTCGCCTGGTCGAGCTTGCGCTGCACATTCATCAGCAGGGGCTTTCTGGTGCCGAAGCAGCTGAGCTGATTCGCTGCGAGGCTGAGAATTACCGGAAAGAAGCACAGGAGCTGCACTGATGGCCGACTCTGTGGACATGGCGCAGGCTCTCGCCGACGAGCTGCTGGCGCGCAACATCGCCAGCGTGGTTAACCGCCCGGTAAGTGTTGCGGCTTTTTTCTGTGAAGACTGCGACGCGCCAATTCCCGAAGCGCGCCGCCGTGCCATTCACGGCGTGAATCGCTGCGTGGAATGTCAGGAACTTAAGGAGAAATCCAATGCTTTCAATTAATGATACTCACGATATTTCCGTCGCAAAAAACGGGGATTATGTTTTAAGCCGAATGGTGTGGCGAATGGTTGAGGGAAAGCGTGTAAGGGTGTCCGAAGTGGTCGCTATTTACAAATCCGAAATCCTATTAACTCGCGATCTCATTAGTGATTGCATTGGAATTGCTGAACACCAAAAAGAAATAAGCGAGTTAGGTCAAATGTCGGGCATATATAGCCGTTTGATAATTGGCTGTCAGGAGATTTTTTCTGTTCTTTCCCCACTTCGCGAGCAAAGAACAACCGAATATGAAATTCTTATGCGTCAGGAAGAGACGCGTGCAAAGGCATCCAAAGGCGGTGCTGTATGAGCACGATTCTGAAATGGGCTGGCAACAAGTCCCGCGTTATGCCGGAGCTGCTGGCGCACCTGCCAGAAGGTGATCGCCTGGTTGAACCCTTCGCCGGTTCCTGCGCAGTAATGATGAACACCGATTACCCGGCCTATCTGGTTGCGGATATAAACCCTGACCTCATCAACCTCTATCGCCAGATAAAAGAGCATACCCGCCCGTTTATCATTATTGCGGCCAGCCTCTTTATTCAGAACAGAACTGGCGAAAGTTATTACGCTGTGCGTGAAGCATTTAATCATGATCCGTCGCTGCCTCTTCTGGAGCGTGCCGCTTATTTCCTGTACCTGAACCGCAATGGCTATCGCGGTCTTTGCCGCTATAACAAGCGTGGTGAATTTAACATCCCGTTTGGTAACTACGCAGAGCCATATTTCCCACTGGCTGAGATAGAAGCATTCGCGAAGAAAGCGCAGCGCGCGACGTTCATCTGCGCTGACTTCCGCGAAACGCTGCGCCTGACCAAAGCTGACGATGTGGTGTATTGCGATCCGCCTTATGATGGTACGTTCGCGGAATATCACTCTGCAGGTTTTGACAAAGATGAGCATCACGATCTGGTCAGCATGTTGCTTGACGTCTCGGAGCGTTGCCCGGTTGTGGTTTCAAACAGCGACACTCTCTACACCCGCAGCATTCTTCGCGCTTTCGATATCACCGGTATTAGCGTAGCCCGCTCGGTTGGCGTTGCGGCAGGTAAAAGCAAGCGCGCAACAGAAATCATCGCCGTGCGCAATCCTGTTACACGGTCTGCAGAACAGCTGGCGGCTCAATGATTCAGGAATACGCTTACCCATGGAATGCTCCACGGGAAGCCATCGCCAGTCCGTACCCCACCTATGAGGAAATGCACAGCCGCAGTCAGATGATTGCGGCTTTAGCGCGTGCGCAGGAGCTACTCGAAAAGCAGCCGACGCTGATTCAGATAGATGTAAAGCGCCGTGTCAGTGAGCTGGAAAAAACACAGGGTATTGATCGTGCCAATGCGTACTTAACGAAAACTTTCGTTGAGCGCACATTGCCACGCGTTGAAACCGTTAACGCTCAATATCGCCTCGGTGAGATGAGTCACGGCACGTTTAACCTGCTGGCAGGCAATGCCACTAAACAGGCAGGCGCGGCCAGCGCGGGCGGCACGCTTTGGGAGCTGATGCGCCGTTTTAACCGTCTGCCGGATATGGCGCGCGCCGACGTCGATTTGCTGGCCGGAGATGTAGCTAATTTCATCCTCGCCGAGCTGGTACAAGCACACGCGCAGGCCAGCGATGAGTCGGATTACAAATACACGCACCGCGTTTACATGACCGCCGCCGCCATCACCCGCGAGCTGAGCCAGACGCCGCCATTATGGGATAAAGTCACGTCCCGGTTGTTTGACCCGGAAGAAGTTACCCCGGCGATCATGCGTATGCAGACGGAAAAATGGTGGAAAGGCCGACTGCGCCGCGTGGCTGCATCATGGCGTGAACACCTTCAGATCGCCCTGGCTAACGTCAGCAAAAAGCATACCCCCTACGCCAGCAGCATGACCGTTTCAGAGTGGCGCGAGCAGAAGCGCCGCACCCGTGAATTTCTGAAAGGAATGGAACTGGAAGACGCAGAAGGCAACCGCATCAGCCTTATCGATAAGTTTGACGGCAGCGTAGCTAATCCGGCTATCCGCCGCTGTGAGCTGATGAACCGCATTCGTGGTTTTGAAGATATCTGCAATGAAATGGGGTTCGTGGGTGAGTTTTATACGATCACTGCGCCATCCAGATATCACGCCACTATTAAAACGGGGCACCGCAATCGTAAATGGAATGGTGCCAGCCCGGCCGATACGCAGCGTTATCTTTGCAATGTCTGGCAGAAAATCCGCGCCAAACTTCACCGCGACGATATTCGCATCTTCGGGATACGTGTCGCTGAGCCGCACCATGACGCGACTCCGCACTGGCACATGCTGATGTTCATGCGCCCTGAGGAGGTTGAGCAGGTGCGCAAGGTTATACGCGATTATGCATATCAGGAAGACAGCAGCGAGCTGACGACAGACAAAGCCCGCAAAGCCCGTTTTCATGCCGAAGCCATTGATCCAGATAAAGGCAGCGCCACGGGTTACATCGCTAAATATATTTCAAAGAACATCGACGGCTATGCGCTGGATAATGAGCTGGATGATGAAAGTGGAAAAGAGGTCAAAGAAACAGCCCCTGCAGTATCTGCATGGGCTGCGCGCTGGCATATCCGGCAATTCCAGTTTGTGGGCGGCGCGCCGGTAACGGTTTACCGCGAGCTACGCAAGATGGCTGATAGTGAAACCGCGCACGGACTTAGCGTCGAGTTTGCGGCAGCGCATGATGCAGCCGATGCGGGAGACTGGGCAGGATACGTTAACGCGCAGGGCGGCCCGTTCGTGCGCCGCGATGAGCTGGCTGTGCGCGCCTGGTATCAGACAAGCGAAGACGTGAATGAGTACGGTGAGGAAACCGTGCGTATTAAAGGCGTTTACGCAACAGAAGTTGGTGACGATACGCCGATCTTAACTCGCCTGACAGAGTGGAAGATTGTCCCGAAACGTGCCGTTGATTTGGGTTTTGAATTTAAGGACGCGTCCGCGTCCTCTCGGAGTTCTGTCAATAACTGTACGGGAGGTTTGAGAGCTGAGGATTCGAACCCGCCGGAAAGTTTCAAAAAAATCGACCTGGACGGCATGAGCAGAAAGGAAAGGCGGCAGCTTTTGAGCCGGATTAGGGCGGAAAGGCCAGAAAAGCGGCATCTGAAACTGAGGCGGTCGGACAAAATCGAAGCTGCGTGCGACAACCTGATCGGCCAGGTGAGAGATTTAAGCGGTGAAACCATCAGTCGCGGGCTGGCCGTGCGTCTGATTGGCGGCACGCAGACTAAAATCGGTGGTCATTTGTTCCGCAGTCTACCTAATGGTGAACTGGTCCGCGCAATACTGGAGCCGAAAAGGACTTTCGTATTAGAACGATTTAACCGTTTAGCTGAAAAGCAGCGTTCGAAAGCAAACATTGATGGGTGAAAGTTAACGATATTAGTGCGACTGATAGTCTATATGTAATGTGCTGCAGTTTTCCGCGCATAGCTTAGACACACAAGGAAAGTTGTTTCGTATCAGCCAGATAAAAATATTATCCGACTCAGACATTTTTCTTCCTCAACTTATAAATGCTGTGCTACTGTATAAATACACAGTAAAAATGGGGGAGGGAAAATGACGGCTCAGGAATCAAGCCAGATGCATAAAAAAATGGCGTGCATGCAGTTTATAGCGGAGGTTTCACTCATTGCTAACTGTAAGCCGTCTGAGCTGAAACTGGCACTCACCATTATTGCCGAATTGGCAAACTCGGAGACTCACCAGGACGCTGGCGAGGAAATCTTTTACGCTGCCGATTAGGGATTAATATGCGTATTGAAATCATGCTCGATAAGAATCATAAAATCAGTCAGTCGGTGGTTGAAGCTTTCCGGGAAGAGGTGAGCAAACGTGTTACTGCGCTGTTTCCTGATGCAGTGGTACAGGTTCGCCAGGGTAGTTACACCAAAATTGAAATGCCTGGTGTAAAAGTTGATGAAGACCGGCGCAGGCTGAATGATTTACTTCAGAACGTCTGGGAAGATGACAGCTGGCTGCATTGATAACCGGGCTGATGCCAAAATCTTGATTTTGGCAGTGGCACGGTTGAACAACGAGCATTGCGAGGCGTTAGCAAATGGCCGGAAAAGACACTAATTATCAGATCGTTTATCGTGGGGATTACCTTGAGTATTTCCATTCCGGCGGCTGGGTATTCTTTCAGCGTCCAAAAAAGGCTGGCGGAGGATTCTGGCTCGGAAGGACTTACGATTTTGTTTTTATGATCGAGTTGCCGCTCCCTGTTTCACTTCGTGAAGGCATCATTTACTTGCAGCAGTTGAGCTATGGAAGCGCTGCTTCCTCAGAATTTTCAGGCGCTGTAACCCGTAAATGAGCCATGCATGCATAACGTGCATGGATTCGCATTAATTTTTGTGGCACTGAAACACCCTGCAGCGCCAGTAATGGCGGTGTTTTGCGAGGTACATGCAACTGCATTAAAAATGATGCACAAAGCGGGCAGGCGTGGCGGGGATAGCATTGCGCGCTAACCATATAGCATACATAACGAGCTGAAATCTCATGGTGACAAAACTGTCATGCAGGCAGGGCATTTTTAGGATGGCTTGACTGCTTAATGAGCTATATAGTGTATATATAAACAGATATGTAAAGATAAGATTTTTTGATAGATTCAGATGCATCTTATTTACATGCCTTTGGGTTTCCAAGGCCTGAGGTAGTCAAGGATGTAGTCTATGAGTAAATCTGTCCAAAAAAATCAATCATCATTAAGCTGGCCAGAGTTTTATCCAGCTGGAGTGCCGCCAGTGAATGCGGTAGATACAACTGGTGTTTTTTATAGATTGGTCAAAGTATTACCACCGCAAGCAGATTGTTTTGCTAGTACGCATGAAGAGTATCCAAAGCGACATCTCAGCCCTAAGCTTAGTGATGAGGATAAAATTAATGTTTATGGAGCTTCTTTTTATGATACGCATCAAGCTGCTGCTGAAACAAAAGAAAAGTTTGTAAATGTGCTGGGTGATAGAATCATTGCTAAAGGTGAGCTTGAGGATTATATGGGAAAAATGAAAAAAACCAGAGGCCCATCCCATTATACAATGTGGCTTAAAGTTGGTTGTGGTATTCACAACCATTTTGCATAAGGCTTTGTATGGATAATATATTTACTAGAAGCCCGGCGCTTGGAACTCTTAGCATGGTAAATGTATATGAGTTTTATGAGCAACCAAGACTTTTTTCTTTAGAGAACGAAGTGGGTTCTTATTTTGTCGCATACTGGCTTGAAGAAACAGATGTTCATGAAGGCTGGTTAATAATTCCAATATCTCGTTTGAGATTGAATCGCCTTGAAAATAGAGAGATAGATATAAATGATTTAATAACAAAGCAAGAGCAAAACAATTGCTTTAAGCTAGACATCTCGTTTGATGACTTTAGTGAAATTTGGTCCTCTCTTAAAAAGACCGACTTGGAAAATTATAAACTACCGCGTAAAAAATTATTCATTTCAGAAGTGACTCCAGCAGGACTTAGAGCAAGTAATGAATCAGAAATGGTCATTGCAACTCATGAAGTAAGATTAGCCAAAACAGTTGATGGGCATAGTCCTAGA